GTGCATTCCTTACCTGGCATTGATCTCCAGGACGTACCATCACGTAGAATGCTCGAAAATTTCCTCCTCTCGTTACTCCAATATGGCCCGGCAGGTGTCGCCTTGGTCATGCTCGCCGTCGTTGCCCCGCTTCGATGGAAGACCCGAGTTGTTATCGCAGTACCGGCTCTCGTATTGTTTGCTTGTTACGCGGTAGTCGCATCCTTTCCCTGGAAGCGCTACGCGTTTGACACGCTGTACGAGTATGCTCATACGCCCTTGGGCGGGGCGGCTTTGTACTACTGCGTCGACTACGGGCTATGCGAACCACCCAGGATTGTTCCCTGGTTGGCGTACGGCTTGAGCGTAACGGTGTCTGCGTGTTGCCTTTGGGTTTGCTTTAATATCCGCTCGAGATCAGAGTGGCTCGCAACCAAGGTTTTACACGCGTGGCGGACGCCTGCTCCAGTTGTTTCGGCAACTTGGCGCAGTGCGTTCGCGGGCTTGGGCAGCACAATAGTGCGGCCAGCCCGAAACCACACCCACGGTGTGGCTGCAGCAGACCGTTCTGCTGCCGGCGACGACGCCGAGCGCTTGTGTGCAGCGCTTGGCGCACGTCCAGTGTTTTATCAGATGTCTGGCGCGGATGTTCGTAAGAACCGTGCAGGCACGCGAACGTACTTTTGGGCAAAGGATTTGCCCGTCGACCCGCGCGACCATGCTTACGCAGAAGGTGACGTTGACGTGATGATTGACGTAGATGGCTACGTTGATATGAATGGCAGGCTTACAGAGCATGTCATTCCCCATCTCGTTTATACGTTTCAACCGAAAGCGGCAGCGTATGCGCAGGGCGACACATCGTACTGTTTCCAAGCTGATGGCACTGTTGACTATCGCGTCGGCGGCGGCGGTCATTACCGGCACGGCGTTTGGGACTATGGCAGAGATGAGCTCATGGTCACGCGTCGTTGTTTCGGTTTCCCGACGTCTGCAGCCGCATATCTCGTGGACCGGCGGTCAGCTTCCCCTCACCATGATTTGGTGCTCCTGACCCCGCTCGCTTCTTGGTCGTGGATGTCAGCGTGGTATGCCACCTGGTGTCTCGGCCAGACGCCCCTTCGCCGCTTTGCTCCAGTGCAAGACGGCTTCGTACGGATGACCTTACAAACTCCCGAAGGCCTCATGCGCTCCACCGCTGAGGTCGGATCACATAATAGCATAACTATTCCTGCGGCAGTGGATGATGCGATCGCACAGGTCGCTCAGACATCTAAGCAGGATTTGACGCTTGCGTCAATTCTTGGGTACACCTCAGGAACGGCAATGCCCGTTCCGGAGGCGCGGGTTGCGGCAATGTCGCTTCTCAAGTACTTCCGGAAAGTTGTCCCGGCCCCAGGTCCGGTTGTGTTCCCAGCGAGCGAATCCGTGCGAACGTATGCTTTCCAGCCGTTTGAACATGTTGAGCCTCTGAAGCCGTCGATGATAGCTTTCATGAGCCCGCTTGTTCACGGCTGTTTTGCTCCAGCAGTCTGTGTCGCCAATGAACAGCAGATGGTTGATGAGCGCATATTGAAGGTGGCGTCCGACGCCGTGCCAACTCCAAAGTTGGCCAGGTACATGGACGAGTTTATCCAGTATCTGTTCCCGGTGGCCCATGAGCTCCACCCCGTTGATCTTGACGAGGTGTTTGAGCGACAGGGCCGCCCGACGCAGCGACGTATCTTAGAGCAGGCGGACACAGAGCTCCCACAGCGTATTAATAAGCTGTTTATGAAGAAAGAGGCGTACCAGAAGCCCGCCGACCCACGTGCCATATCTCAGATCAATGGCCCTGACAAGAGAGATTACTCTCAATACATTTATGCCATGCAACCACACATTGAAGCGAAAGTGTGGTACGCTTTTGGCAAAACTCCAGCCCTTATCGCCCAACGCGTTGCAAACATTGCGAGCGCGGCGGCGTCCCATGTGTTAAATGCGGATGCCGCGCGATGCGACGGACGGACCTCCGCGGTGTCGCGTGAGTTGGAGAAGCGGTTGACAATGTGGGCATTCCACACTGACTACCATGAACACTTGCTGGATAAGCAGGTGGCCCAGTTTGGC